ATTGTATTCAACAAGGTTCGTTACTCCTTGTCCGACTCAAGGTATTTAATTGCCGCTTTTAAAACAGTAGGACTATCTTTGAAAAGCCCTAGCCCATGGTTGCAAGAGGAACAAAGAAGACCTCTAACATTTAAACTATCGTGACAGTGGTCTACAAAAAGTCTAGAAGTTCTTGAACTAGAAACTTTGCTTTTACAAATAGCGCAGCAACCGTTCTGTGATTCAAATAACTCTTCGTAGTCTTCCCAAGTAATTCCGTAGGTTTTCTTTATAAACCGTTTGTACTTACGAAATTCATCACAGGTTTTACACTTACTTCTTACTGCGATGTTGTTTGTGGCTCGTTTATCTCTTTCTAGTTTAAATTGAGAGATATCTTTTGTCTTACCACAGGTAGTACATTCTCTTGGTTTGTTACGATAGTCGTCGTAGGGTAGTTTAAGCGACATTTTTTACCTTTCATCAGCTACATGTTTCCATGTAGATTAGACTATATCAAACACTGGTGTTTTCCAGTGTCCCCCCATTTCCAACCACTTGGTTGTACGGACTGGCGTCCTAGTCGTTACACGTTCCCTTTCGGGCTTCGCTCGGTATTGCCTTGGGGCGTCCAAACCTTTAGGGTTCTACCGAATTAGAGGGGTTTCGATAAGGGATCACTCCCTTAAAGCGCATTAGGGGTTAAGCGAGATTGTACTTTGCAGTAGTAATCGCTTCGCTCCTAAGGATTTTACGACCGTAGAGGTGCATACCGCGAACAATGTCAGCAAAGCTGTCAGGGTCACGATAGGTTTCTGTCTTGTTGATCTGCTCAGCGGTAGCAACAGCCGAGTCATGACCAGCAACAATAACACCGTAGTCAGTGTTCTGGTTAGCAGTACCAGTAGTTGCCGAACCACCGCCAACCTGCGGGAGGTTGTTGGAGACATAGACACGGAAACCATTCCAGTTGTTGATGACCAGACCGTTACGGAGACCACCGGAATCACCGAAGTCAGCATTCAGGAAGCGCGAGTCTTCGTCCTGCAGAACTTCCATCATCACCGGGTCGATAACGATCCAACGACCACCTTTGTCCACGTTCTGTTGATCGAGCAAACGACCCATACGGTTAATCAGCATAACCGGAGAGACGTAAGCGGTAGGCAGAGCGGTTGCACCCGGAAGACGAGCAGCAACAGGAATCGAGTGGTTGCCAGCAGAAGCAGTAGTGATGTTACCAAAGCTACCTTTGATCAGCTTCATGCTCGAAAGCAGTTCGTCCGAACCAGCGGTATCAATTGCTTTAGTACCATTGACTTGATCGTTGACAGCATCAGCAGCACCGTGCAGAGCAGACTGCTTGTAGCCAGACAGGTAACCCAGAACTTCTTGGTCATGCTGGTCAGCCAGACGATAAGCCGCCCGGTTAGTAGCAAGGTCCATGAAGTTCACATGGCTGTGTGCTTCTTCGATGTCGTCCACTTTGAATGCAAAGTAGTTCGACTTGTCGATCACCAGCGAGAAGTCCTCGTCGTCAAGGTCTTGTGCTTGAACTTGAGTACCACGCTCATAGGTGCTAACCGAAATCTCCGGCTCTTTGATGATACGAACAGTATCGCCTTGAGCACTGATTTCACCGAAGTAGTCCGAGTTAGTGATATCACCAACAACAGTCGATTTACGAAGAGCCAGTTGGACCTTCTTAGAATAAATAACGGAACTAAAATTTCCGTTGGGCAGGTTGCCGTAGCCCGCCGTCGATTGAAAAGCCATAGTTAATCCTCCTATTGATATTTGGCTTTGTATAGCTAAACACCACTTCCAAGAGGCTGTACGTTCTAGGGTGCATCTGAGGTCACTCTGGCCAGAGATTACAAAGATGGGCCTGTACTAGTTCAGGTTAGTCTTATCTGTTGTGTAGGCTTTAATAGAGTAATAAGAGTATGGGTAGTCCTAATGGGGCCATACTCTTAGAGTAGCTAGAAGAGAGTATCTTCCGGCATAACCTTAAGTATATTATAACACAGGTTACATTCTTTGTCAAGTAAAAACTTAACGAGCACCACCAGAAAGGTCATAAATAAAGTTACCATTCTGTTGGGCTTTCTGGATAGCTTCTAGACTTGCCTCAAATTCTGTGTCTGACATCTTAGCTACATCAGACTCTCGAATACGCTTACCACCTTCAGTGGGGTCTACTTGAGGAGTCGAAGAAGTTTTAACTGTTTTTGCAGCATCCTTTGTCTTAGCTTTACGAGCACTTGTTGTGAGACCCTTGTCTACTTTGTAGAGGTCAATTACTCGAATAACGGAAGCAGGATCATCTGCATTTTCATAAAGAGCATTCTTAACCCAACTAGGTTGTTCTTCTGCCCAATCATGAAACTCATCGGAAGCCCGAAGATCATCAAAGTCGTCATGTGCCTTACGAATTTGTGTCTCTGCTTTAGTACGGTGTGCTTCGTACTGGACTTCATCATATTCTTTTAGCCGGTCTTCTGCTTTAGCAAAAAGCTCTTGTGCTTTCTTTTGTGCAATAGTCTCTACGATACCAGCAACGTCAGGATACTGTCGAGCCCAAGCTTCAATGTCTTCATCTGATTTAGGTGGAACAACTGTGGTTTTTTCTTTTTGAGACTTTAGCTCTTCAAAGCGTTGTTCCCATTCTTTTTCTTTTTCAGACATATGTCTACGAAGATCACCGTATCGTTTCTTAAAGGTTTTTTCTTCGCGGTCTAGTTTTTCGTCTTCTTGAGTTTCTTCTTGAAGGGTTTCTTCTGGTTCTTCCTCAACTTCTTCTACCTCTTCTTCTTGAGGGTTTCCTTGAGTTTGATTCATAAGTTCTTCAAGTTCTTTTTCTTCCTGCGCAATCTTTGCTTTATTACGAGCCTGACGATTACTAGAGTCTACATACACTTTATTCTGGGCCAAAACTAATTCTCCTTGTGTTGGGGCCATTCAGCTATAAGCTGAGAGGGTAGCCATTTACTCATACTATTTACTGGCTAAACCTTTTCGTTTATTCTTTACTGGTTTTTTACGTTGGGAGCCTTTAGGATTGCCCATTAGGCCACCTTCAGCACGGGGTGTTCCCGCGTCGTTATCTCCCGAGGGACCACCTGCACCGGCTGTACCTGACGCGCCTGCTGGACCTGAAGCTGCACCAGAGGTATCTCCAGAGGAAGAGCTACCACCGCCACGAGAACCGTCTCCTGCAGCGCCTCCTGCAGTCGCACCAGTACCACCTGTTTGTCCTCCGCTAGAGGGTCCGCCGCCACCACGGGAGCCATCTCCACCTCTACCGCTTGCTGTGGCTCCTGTACCACCTGTTTGACTGGGTGAGCTACGACCAGCACTGCTTGAGCTACGACCAGCACTGCTTGAGCGACCAACGTTACCCATTGGGTCAGAAACACCCTGCGAACCTACTGAATCGTCGTCTTGGCTTGCGGGAGCATCATCATCGTCACCAGAACCAAACATGTCAGCAACTTGCTCAGAAAGACTTTTAGTCTCTGGGACTTCCATTTCCCTGTCTTTCATTTCTTTTTCAACCTCCACCATATTTATTTATTAAATTAATTGTTGAACAAGTTGCCCAAAGTGGGTATACACCAATAATACTATTACTTGCTGTTGATGTACAACCCGAAGCTAATGAAGCACAATATTGAGTACCTTCACTACCTAATACTGGTTTACCTTCTTCATATTGAGTAAATGTACTCCAAGATTGAGTTCCTTGAGTAATTGTATATCCTGTAGTTTCTACACTTGCTGATGTATTAGTACATGATTGTAAACCAAATGGCATTCCAGCACCATCGAAACAATATGCAACGGGCGGTCCACTTCGATATGGCGAATCACTACAATATTGTGGATTAATACTACCTCTATTAAAATTAGCAGTAACAGTCTGATCAATACTACAACCAATTTCATATAAACCTGATTCAGTTAGTAATATTGACGTAGATGGTGATGTTATTGTTCCAAATAATTCTGGTACTAACATTTGTTCCATCAATTCACTTAATGTTTTTCCGGTTAATGTTGTTCCAACATCAATTCCACCAACACTACAAACTGATGGCGTTGCACCAGTATAATATATTGTACCACTAGTACCAGTACCACCTGTAACTGGTTTTGTTATAATATAACCCGGATATGGTAATACCCAACCAGTAGTTAATGAATCAGCAAATAAAATTGGTTTCGATAAATGTCCATAATCTGTTGGTGGTGTATCGGTAAAATCACCAGCAGTTGTTGGACTTACAAAATATGTTGTATTTTCCGTTAAATTGCTTAAATTTTTTATATAACCACTTTGTATTATATTAAAATTATTAATATCAATAACTTCAGAAACTATACCAATTATCTCACCATCATATTCACCATTCGCAATAGCTTTACTATAACTACTACCTGAATAACCAACAACATCACCAACTGAGAATCCATGCCCAAATTGAGTAATTGCTTTTGTAATATTCTCACCAGAACCACCAGTACCTCCAGTAGCTGAAGATGATATAACAATATTATCACCAGTATCACCAATTGTAGTTCCACCACCACCAACAAGTCTTTTTAATAATACTGTATTTCCTGATGTACCTGAATAAATTCCAACTCCTGTTGTTCCAACATTTTTTACATTATCAAGAGTTCCACCTGATAATTTTATATAATAATCATCGTATGTAACACCTATTGATTTAGGTGTTTTTGATACGATTGTTCTTAATCTTAATTCTTTATCTTGCTTATCACTGTAAATCGGACCACCAACATCATAAGTACTTCCTGTTACTATACTACCTTGAACAGTATCGATTACT